TCGCCCCCAACTTCCCTTCTTATCAAATCTAATAAATCATTAATGCTAGGTTGTCCACCGCTTCCATCTTGCGGAAAATCGTTAAAATATCCCTGTTCGTGTGCAACAAATCTAGCGTCATCAAGGTCAATATATTCTTTTTTACCCGCTCCAAATAAATTACCAAACTCTTTACCTTTTCTAATTAATCCTGGTAAAGTTTTGTTTGTAATTCCCATTGCTTTTAAATTTCCGCCAAAATCAACAACACCGCCCCTATCTCTTAAAAAAATTAACAAAGATTTTGGTTTAATAGATTTTACAGTTTTAATGGCGGTTTTATATTTTTCTAAAATATCCGCCAATTCTTCATTTGTATAAATTAAATTATCATTTTTTACATATTTATTATAAACTTTTTCAATTTTATCCGCTGGAAAATCTAAATTATCTGGCAAATCTTCCGCCATTTTTTCTAAGAAATCATCAAAACTTTTTTCTCCACCCTTTGCCCAAGATATATTTCTTTGGAAAATAAATTTATTTTCAGTTGAAATATCGGCTTCATTAAAAACAGCGTCAACTTGTGCTTCTTCGAATTTTTCGTTTACAACTTTATCAAGATTAGCTTGTAATTCGGCTTTACGGGTTTGTAAATCAAGAATTTGTGAATTTAAATTTAATTCTTTTTGTGCTTCGGCTTTTTTAATTTGTGGCAATAAAACAGTTTTAATTTTATTATTTAAAAATGTTCTAAGGTCATTTTCTCTAGCAATTACCTTTAATCTATTAAACAATCTAGGAAAATAAGATTCTGCCGTTTTAGGTTTAGTAGTTAAAACTTTTTCGTTTAATAGACCAACATTTACCGCTTCTTTACCAAGATGGTTCAAAACATCATTGCGAGCAAGTTTTGCTAACTGATTTGCTTCTTGAATATTACTTACATTACCGTTTCTCATCGCTCTTGATACTTCTTCAAAAAACTGTATATCATTTTTAATATTATTTTCAGTTTCGTTTAAAGGACCTTCTTTTTTAATTCTTTTTTTAAAATTATAATAGGCTTGGTTTTCAACTGGTTTATAATTGTTAAAATAGGGAGCTTGTAGAGTTTTTTTAGCTATTTCAGCACTTTGAGCAGAGGCAATTCCTATTTTATTTTTTTGCCACATTAAACCCGTTTTCATTAACTTTTCCGCAGTTTCTCTAGGTGATACCGCAAATTGTGTTTGCGTTAATCTTTGTATTGGATTTAAATTATCAATTAGGTTTATTTTTTTTAGTAATTTTTGCCCCTTAATTACATTGTTGATATTTACCGCTCCCGCAATATCTTGTGTTATTGTTGAAGCTAAACTTTGTTGTTGTTTTTTAAAAGTGGCAAAAGCAGGAACTTCTTTACCTTCGGCTTTTAATTGTGGCGTTAAAACATCATCATAATATTTTCTTATTGCTTGAAATTCAGCGACATTAGCGGCACTTGCGGAATCTGGTTTTATTTCTAATTTTTGAGTATCAGGATTTATAAAAACATCGGCAGTTTCATTGTCTAAATCTTTTTTAAATTTATCAGCTAAATTATTAAATTGTCTTTTTGATAACATCGCACTTGCGCCACCTAAAGCACCAGCTAAAATTGTTCCAGCACCAATATTTATAGCACTTTCTTCTAATGTTCTAGTTTCCTGAGTTGCTTGTAAAATTCCTTCGCTTGCAGTCATACCAACCGCACCAGCGCCAGCGGTTAAGCCAATACCTTTTAAATATTTACCAGCTTTGTAAGCCTTGTAAGCTCCGCCTCCAATAGGTATAAAATTAATAGGGTCTAAAATGCCAGCCGCCATTCCCATAGCAAAACCAGTTAGCCCACTATTTGCCATTACTTCACTATTTTTAAATTCTCTATCTAATTGTTTTTTATAAAGGTCAGCATCTTTTCTATTTTTAAATTCTAAAAATTTTTCGCTATATGGAGCATAAACCGAATTATCAACTTCATCAAAAACATAATCTATTGGATCGAAGTTAGGATCTTCTTGGTTAATAAAATTATATTGGCTATCTAATATAGTAGAAGCAACGGTATTTTCTCGCTCAAAAGCAGATTGCGTAATTTGTCCAAAAGTATAGTCTTCTTGTGGTTTTGGCACATATTGAGCAAGATAAGGGCTTGCAGTATCTGGTTGGTCAGGCATTCCAAACATTCCACCAGCTAACACGCTTTCAGCCTTACCAGTTATCAACATTTGATTTTCAACTGGATTAGGAGCTTCTTTATTTATTAATGTTGCGTTAATTGGCATTGTCTAAGTTTTTAAGTTGCTTTATTCTTTTATCAATACTATCTATTTTGTCTGGGTCTTGCAAACCTTTAGCAAAATAATCATCGCTTAATTTTAAATTTTTTAATGCTTTATCTGATGCATAATATTTTTTTTGGGCGTATGCTTGACGGTCATGCTCTTTGAAAGTATCTATTAGCGTTATATAAGCTTTTGGGTTATTTTTTTTAATTTTTTCCAACTCTTTTTTATAAGCTTTAACCGACAAACTTTCTTCTCCACCAAATTCGTAAAGGTCATTAAGTGCTTTTACACCTAATTTTTGAATTTGCGGATTTTCATTTAAAAATTTAGCAGCTTCTTGATAGCCAATTTTTTTATTTTTTTGCTCTACCTCTTTTGGATTAATAATTTTATTTTTTATATTTTCATAAGTCCCACTAAAAGAAGCTCCGACTTTGTTAATTTCTTCTAATAATTGTTTGTTATAATTTTGAAAGTTTTGTTTAGTATTTTCATATTCTTGTTGCCAATATTTTATTTGTTCATTTTTATTTTCCGCAATTTTACTATCTTTGGCATTGGGATTTTCTTGAAAATTTTCAACAAATTTTACCATTTTTTCAACTTCGGCTTGTTTGCTTGTTAATGTTTTTAAAGCATCTTGACTGTCTTGTAAATTTTTAAAAATATTTATATATTTATTTTTGTCAAAAGCTTTATCTTGGGGCAATGGAGTATCAACAGAATTAAAAAATTCATTAATATTTCCGCCCATACTTTCGGCACTAGATTTAATATTTAAAATTGCCCCAATGTTGTTATCTAAAACATTGCCAAGTCGCGTATTTTCAAAAGCTTTATCTTGGGGTAATGGTGCCATTTTTCCGAATAGTTGCTCTTTATAAATATTCATTTTATCTAAATATTTATATACCTTTTTTTCTAATTCCGATACTGGTTTATTTTCATCTATATTTTTAATTTCTTGCATTATTGGCAATGTATTTTTCATTGCTTCTTTTTGTATATTTGCTTCTGAAATTGGTAAATTGTAGGATTTTTTAGAATCTACATTATTAGTTTTTCTTTTACCCTCTAATATATTTAAAGCTTGCTCTTTAGTAAAAGGTGTTTTTGTTTCTTTTTCAAATTGTTTTTTTTGCTCTTTGTAAAAATCCGCCTCCTCAATGTTTGGTGTAAACATAATAGGTCTATTATTAGAGCCAAGCATTATTTCTTCTTGTCCACTTTCGCCAACCTTGTGGGCAACAAAATAAGAAGGTTTTCCACCAGCTATAAAATTTGGATGAGGAACTAAAGAAAAATCTTTATCTATATCATCAACTTTATTTATAGCTTTATTTTCAATAATTTTATAAGCAAATTGTTCTTTAATCCAAGAAGTATCTCCGCCATTATATTTATTATAAAAAGTTTCTGGAGCATACCTCATAATCTTTTTTTTGCCAATTTCCGTAATTGCAAATTCATTTTTTATAACATTTTTTGCAAATTCTACGCTTCCTTCTAGTGTAGCATTTTTGTTATTAGTAAATTGGTCTTTAACAATTTGCTCAAAAGTTATTTTTAAACCATCTTCAATTGCTGGATTAGACGAAAAAAAGGATTTATAATTTTCATCAATAAAATCATCAAAATTTTGTTGTATATTTTTTTTAGAGTTTTTTTCGTTAATAACTTGCATTTTAGCAATTCTATCCATTGACTGATATTTGCTAATTTCTTTTTCCGAATATTCAATTATTTGTTGTGCTGGCAATCCACTTGCACTTCTTTTTTTTATTTCCATTGCAAAATTAATATCATCAGAACTAAATTGATTTTGTAATCTTGGATTTGCTTCAATTAAATTAGCAATGTTTGATGCTGTTTCTAATTTTTGTTGAGGATTTCCAACATTTAATTGCGTGCTCCAAATTCCTTTTACTTCGCTTGGAACATAACCAGTTTTTTGAATAAAACTCATTGTTGAAACAATTGGGTCAATTCCCTGTTTTCTATTATTGTTAATAATATTTTGATAAGCTAAATCTCCGATTTTTTTATCATCAGAATTTGTTGGATCAATAAAGGCTTGTCCATTAGCAACTAAATTAGCTTGTCTAGTTTTTTCATATTGGATTTGTAAATCTTGAATAATTGATTTTTGTTTATCCCTTTCTCGGTTTATGTCGTTTTGGTCAATTAAACCTGATTTTAAACCAGTTTGTAAAATTGTGTTTAATTCGTTTGATAATTTTGTCGGATTTCCACCTTTTCCAAGTCTTTCATTTACAGAATAAATTCCTTCATAGATTTTATTTGTTCCATATTCTTTTTTCTTGCCAGAAAGCGTTCTATCAACATCAAAATTAAAGTCTACAGCCTCAACATCAGCTTGTCTTTTAATTAAACTTGACAATCTTTGATTATCTTTATATTGATTAGTGTAATTATTAATAAAAGAATCTCTCTCTGATTGAAAAGTTTTCTTTGTTTTATCAAAAAGCATTGGGTCATTTGCTGGCAATTCGCTTAATGCTATTCTTTTTTCATTCTCAAATGTGGCAAGTTTTGTTTTAAAATCAACTACTTGAGCAGCGTTAAAAGCTTCATCTTCTTTAATAGATTGATATTGCATTTGTCCTGCAATATTTATTAAATTACCCGATAGTTGATTACCAAGATTTGCAAGCATTTGTGATGATTGAGTATCTGGCATAACAATGTCAGTTTTTGCCGATGGTGTCGCTATAATTCCGTATGAGTCAGGTATTTTTGGCATAATTATTGTGTCATAGTTTTATTACCAATATTTGAAAAATTTGAAGCAGATTGAGCAGTATTTCCAAGACTTGAAATTATCGCCATTGGCAATAATTTTTTTCTTTGTTTTCTTGCTTGTTGTGCTTGCTGTCTTAAAAGATTTGCTTCCATTTGAGCATTTCTTTTTATAATTGCAATGTTTTGTTCTTTATCGGCAATAGTTTTATCAAAAATGTTTAAAACAGAGCCTTCCATTTCCGCACCACTGGTAGCAACAGAAAGTTTTTGTTCGCCAAGTAAACCTTCAAATTGTTTTGCGGTTTGTATGGCTTGAAATTGTCCTTGCTCTTCAACTAATCGAGCTTGGTCTTCCAAAGCCATTGCTTGGCGTTTTAGGTCTTTTTTAGCCATATTAGCACCATAAATGCTACTAGCCATATTTAAAATTGCTCCAGCCGCTTGAATATAAGGTGCTGCCATTATATATTTACCTCGTAAGTTATGTTTTTAATATTCATTGCTTGTGGCTCTTCTTGTATAATGGAATATTTTTTATCATAACCCCAATCGCCAGCAACACTTATTAATTTTACTCCATCTTTAAAGGCTGGGGCTTCATTCATATTATCGTTTAAATCTCTTGAAATTATTGGCAATGTTTTTCCATCAATAACAATAGAACCCGCCCTTGATGTAAAAAACTTTATAGCTAATTCAGTAATTCGCAACTGTTTATTTTGTTGTGAACCGATAGTTTGTAATAATTTTTTACTTTCAATTGGATAAGAAGTAAAGGTGGATTTATATTTTAAACCAACATGAATTATTGAAGCAAAATTTTCAAGAGTTATTTTACCTTCAGCATTTACTGTTTTACTTTTAGGGTCAGTTGCTCCATCTCCATTAGCTTCTACACTTGCCCCTATCAAATGAGTTAATCCACTTACTTCTTGAATTGCGATTGCCCAATTATTAGCTGTTAAAGAATTTGAGCTAAAATCTCTAATTATTGTTATAGAAACTTGAGTTGTTGAAGTGTAAGCAGTAATTTTAGCCTTGCCCGTGCCGTTTAAATTTCTTATTTCTTTACCAACACTTGACGCAGAAAATATAGCACTGCCTGCGGTTGCTATTCCACTACCAATAGTTAAGGTTGTGTTTTGCGTTCCATCGTAAGTTAAACAAGAATCAACATAAACATAATTTAAATTATCATAACTAAAATTAGGCTCTAAGATTTCAATAAATCTTTTTTCCACGCCGTTAATTGTTCTTTTGACTAAAATATAAATTTCATCATATTCTTTAGCTGATGGTATAACCGCTAAATCTTCGACAATTCCATTTGTTGTAAATCTGGTCCAACAATTAACTTCTTGATCGCCTTCAAACACAAATTTTGCAATTTGCCCGTCTTCACGCACAGCCCAAATTGTTGAAACTGGGTTTTGTTGATAATCGAATCTTTTTAAACCTGTTCCCGTAATATGATTGCTTCTAATTGAGGCATCTTGAGCTTTATATTTTGCTTCGGTGTTTGTATAATTTATTGCCCTAACTTTTTGTTTACCCCTTTGTAAATAAAAAGGTGTCGAATCGCAATAAACAGGGTCAACCCACTCGCTACCAAAAGCAATTTGTCGTTTTAAATCAATATCAGTATTTGACATACCAGCAGAATTATTTGAAGGCTTTGCTCTCCAGATACTATCGCTACAACCAATTAACAAAACTTCATCACTAAATAACCATAAAATAGAATCGTTAGTTGAACTGGCAATTGTTCGATTAAATCCATCATCGGCAGTTAAAGAGGTGTAATCTATATCAAAATTTTCATAATCGGCGGATTTGCTAAACCATATTTTTTGAGTTTCATTAATTGAGCCAGCTAAAACAAGTCTTTGTTCGTGAAATGTTATTGCCCTCGGATAACTACGATGCAAACCAAATTCTCCCTCGCTCCAAGTATATAAATCTTTGTTTTGTTGACCTGAATCAATTGTTTTTTGACTTGTGGCTGAAACTGTTGTAGAGTTGGTAAAACCTGTTATTTTTAAATAATTATAACTTGTGCCGTCCCTCATTAACATTAAAGAGCCGACATGATTTGCGGTAAATGTGTAAAGATTGGAACCTGTGGCTGTTAATGTGCAATTATTCCCAGATATACCACTAATTTTTAAAGTTCTTGTTTGTAAAATATTTTCTTTTTGATATGGTCCATAAAGCAAATCAATTTGTGAAAAAGTCCAACTAGAATTATTAAATCGAATTAATTTATAAAATCCTTTTAATGGATGAACCATCCAAATAACATCATCTTTTTGAACATAACGAATAAAATCTAAATCACTTTCAGAAAAGCTATTTGCTACTTCATAAGCACTTCCGCCACTTAAAACTAATGCTTGTTGTGAATAAAATCTAAAATAACCCGCTCCTAGCTCAATAATTAAAACTTGGTCGACATTATATTTAAACCTGATAATTCTGGTTTTTTTTGTTGAATCTTTAACTTCATTAACAAATCTTGTGCCTTTTCTTCTAAATAACCAGCCTTGAGGGTGAACATCAAAATTTTCAACAATAGATCCGCCATTAAAAAAAGGTTCAAAATCGACTAAGCCGTCAATAGTAGGCGATAATTCACCTGCATTAAATCGTGTTTGTATTTCATTAACACTAGCCATTTTGTCTTATATCAATCCATTCGTTAGATGTTAAAGGTGTTTCGTTTCTTATTGCTTTAAATTGTGTCATAGCTTGATACAAAGCATTTTCATATTCGGATAATAATTGTTTTTCTCTACTATCCGAGCCAGTTAAATTATAGCATATTTTTGTAGCAAGCAATAAAACAAAAGCATTTTTAAAACCTGATGTATATTCGCTAGGGTCTGTAATTCTAGCAATGTAGGTAATTTTTATATTATCGGTATTAGTCAATATATATTTTCCTTCTATTGTGTAATCTGGTTCATTTTCAATAGAAATAAGTTTAATATATTCGGGATTAGTTGGTAATGCAAATTTATAGCTCCATTCGTAAAGCGGTGTTTCGGTAAGCTTATTTAAGGCTTGCCTACGCACCGCAAAACTCCATTCGGCTTCGTTCAAAATCTGATTTAATGCAAAATCATAAGCAAGTTTCAAGTCGGTAGCTTGTTGGCTTGGGTCAGTGTCAATATCTTGAACACGACCCTTACCTAACTTTAATAATGCAAGATTACATAATTCAGTTTTTGAAGTCATTACAATATAGAATATTCAATTAAAATTCTAATATCGCCAGCAGCCGAACCAGCAGTATTGAAAGTGATTGCTGGTTGAAATAACTTTTTAGGGTCAGCGGTTAAGCCTGCAATTTCCCAAAGTTGTTTATGTTTGTTTTCAATAGCGGGTTTTGTAAAAGCATCAAGTCCTTTTGTTGCAGTTCCTAAGCCTTGTCCGTCCAATAAACAATCTTTAACTATCACTGCCGCACCAGCTGAAACGGTTTCATAGAAACCTAAATCAACATCGGATGCACCAGTAATAGCGTCAAAATCTAATTGAATGCGGTGAATAACCGCATTGCTTGGAAGGGGTGCGCCTAGATAAAATACTGAAGCGTCGCCGTCAGTTGTTGCCTTTGCAATTGTATCGACAATAATTCTACTTCTAGCTCCATTGAGTTGGAAGTTATTTTTGTCAAGTGAGCCTGTTTTATTAGCCATAAAATATTATAAATTAAAATTAAAGTTAAGCGGTTGGTAAATCAGTTGTTAAGCAGTCAATAGCTACAACTAACTTTTCTTCCATACGAGTTGATCCATAAGAAGCTTTTGCAGATAATTGAATGTTTTGTTTAGGAACATTTTTTTCAGCAACAGTTGTAATATCTTTATGTTTTGCAAAAAGACCAGCTTTTTTAACATAAAGAAAAGCTCTTTTAGTATTTTCAGCAGCTCCAGCAGGAAGATAAGAAGAGTTAAATCTTAAAAATTTAATACCATAAAACTCTTCAGCTTTAGCATATTTCATTTCAGCATTTGCACTAAGTTTATAATCTTTGTTAATAAATTCAGTTTGTCCTAACAAATATCTATAAGAAGCAGTTGATAACACGCAATAAACTTCTTCAGTTGCTAAATCAACATCATTATCTTCAAAGATTTTAATAGCATCTTTAAGTTTTTTAGTTGTTAAATCTTTTGAACCGTGAGCAATTAATTGATTAGAGGTATCAAAAGGGACATCAGCTAAAGTTCCGTTTTTGTCAACAGATTTAGCAGAGCCAAGTAATCCATTAATGATAATTTGGTCTTTTTTTCTGTTAGCAGCTTTAACAAAATTTGCTAACATAGAAGATTGAGGGTTTACCATTTGTCTTTGCAAATCTTGCTCGTCAATGTAATCCATACCTTCATAATCAACACAAGTAATAGAGCGTCTAGAAAATTCAGTAGGTGTGTATTGAACGTCAGAGTGTCTGCCTTGTCTAACTAACAATTCAACACTGCCAATTCTGTCAAAATATTCAAAATTGGTATTCATTGTGGTATTATCAAGGGTGCTTTCAAGTAATGAAGTAGTTTTTTGGGTAAGCTCGCGTAAATTAGTATTAAACGCAATTGTTGCTGCCAAAAGATCGGCTGTTTGAGTCATAAAATAAATATTTGAATTAAAAAATAATAAAAATCGGGGATTACTCCCTCCTAATTGCTACCCTTAATTTCAAAGACTTAAATTAAGCTCCCTTTTACTTTACATCGGACAATGTTTAGCTATAAAATAGAATATTAAATTTTAATGTCAACAATATATTTTTTGTTTATAGCTAAATTTAAAATAATATCACAAATTGCGTCTTGATTATCATTTTTATAAAAAGATTGATTAACAAACATTAAAATTGCATCTTTAGTATAAAAAAAACATTTAGAATCAGTAAAAGAATTATTAAAATATTTCGCTGTTAAATCAATTCCTTCTTTAAAATTTTCTATAACAAAATTTATCCATCTATCGGCATTATTACTTTTTCCTATAGAATATATTTCTTGGTTTCCAAAATATTCTTTTACTTCTTTAATATTTTTTGCATTAACTACAATTTCTTTATCAAATAAATTTACAGTTAATTCTTTTAATTTTGCATTTAACGCTTTATCTACCATTTTTTTAAATTGGTCAAGTGAAGCATCTAAGTCTCCAAGAGTAAACTCATATTCATATTTATTATAGCCCCCTAGATCAGATTTTTTGTGGAATTCTTCAAGATTATTAAATTTTGTAAAAGTATTTATCATATTTTTTTATTGAGTTAATATTAATACAATAATTTATTAATGGTTTAATTAATGTCAACAAAATAATTAACTTTAGTTTTAAATGTAATGGTTTTTTTGTCTTTATCTTGAGATTCATTAGTTTGAATATTTACATGTGCATAAACTTTTTCTTTATCTATATTAATTGCATTTTTGATACGCCTTTCTATTACACGATTAATAGAATCTATTATTTTGCTATGCCC